GAAAAGGGTCTCGACGTGCTGAAGGAGGTGGTCATCGCATACTTCAGCGTGAACCTGTTGCAGAAGGTCGTGGAAGCCTACAAAGAGAAGAACGGAAGTGGTGAGGTATGAGTGATGAGGTAGTGAAGATTCTCCTGTCCATCGCGCTGGTGATTATCTCCGGGGTGTTGAGCATCCTCGGCATCTGGATCAAAGAGAAGTACAGCAGCGCCAAGATCAGGTCGGTCTTTGACCAGATTCGGGCCGTCGTGAACGCGGCCGAGATCATCGGAGCCGCCCACGGGTGGAAGTTCTACGAGAAGAAGGCGTGGGCAGTCGAGCAAGCCGCCAAGTTCCTGAAGATCAGCGAGGAACAGCTAGACGTGTTCATCGAAGCAGCAGTAGCGGAGTTGAAGGCGTGGGGTAACGAGCTTGTGGCCGACAAGAACGGTGAGATCGTTCGGAAGTGCGACCAGCCAATCGCACCAGTGGATGAGCCGGAGCCGACGCCAATCGAGTAGATCACATTCCCAAATTGGGTAGTTCAGTTCCCAAGTTGGGAATAGAAGAGGGGGCCGAAAGGCCCCCTCTTTGTGCTACCCTTTTGCTACCGGAGCCATTCTCGGGCGATTTCAAGGTTCTCGTCGCCTATGCACTTGCCATCATCCCTCCCGCACGGAAGGCAGTCTTTCAGTGCGCAGCGAATCCATGTCATCAACAGCCATGCCGTGTGAGCCATGTCCACATACCTGTGTTGTTGTTCCGGTGAGCGTGTCTGGCGCTCGATCTCTTCTGGAGATAGCAGCTTCCGGCCTCCACTGCTCATCATGTAATCAAGAAGCTCCTCATCCGAGAGTTCGCGCATCAAGCAACCCCCATTATCGCCTCCATCGCATCGACGGCTGCCTGCTGCATCTCAGCGTTCGTGTGCGAGTAGATGTTGGCGGTCATTCCGATGTCGGAGTGACCAAGCCGCTCTTGCGTGACCTTCAGGTTGATACCTCTTCCGAGTAGGAGTGAAGCGTGCGTGTGTCTCAGCCCGTGGAACGTGACCGAGAAACCGTGTGTGCTAGCCCAGTACAAGTACCGGGCCGACAACCACTCCGGCTTCATCGGTGCTCCCAGTTCTACCGTGCAGATCAGGTCGTGGTCTTGCCATCGGTCGCCAGCGGCGCTCCTCTCTGCGGCCTGCCTCTTGAAATGGGCTTCCAGTTCTTCTATTAGAGAGGGGGAGAGGGCGACGGCGCGGACGGAGCTGGCAGTCTTGGCGTCGTGGTAGATCACCTTGCCGTCCACCTGTACGGCGTTACGTCGTACCAGCAGCACCCCGGCTACGGGGTCGTAATCCCTCCACCTCAGAGCAAGTATCTCGGCGCGTCTCATGCCGGTGGTCACAGCGAGCAAGATCGGCATATACATCGGCGTCGCCTTGGCCGCTGCGAGCATGAGTTTCACTTGGGCTTCAGACAGCACGGAGCGTTCCTGTTTGGGGACTCGTGGCAGACTCAGTTTGGTGGTCGGGTTCTTGCGGATCAGTTCCAGGTCCACGGCCTTGTTCAGCGCCGTCGCCAGGTTGGTGATCTGCTTCTTGATGGTGAGCGCCGCCAGCGGGCCACGGTTCGCACGCGTCCCGATGGTGTGCCACTTCTCCACCATCTTCTGTATGTGCGCCGTGGTGAGCTTCTGTAGTGGAACGTCCCCGATCTCGGCCTTCACCTGCTTGACCGTATCCTCATACCCCCGCACAGTGTACGGCTTCAGGTGTAGGCAGTAGTCGGCCAACCAGCGGTCGAGCCACTGGCTGGTCGTCAACTTGGTCGTGTCGATGAATTGCCCAGTGCGAAGCTCATGCAGTATCCGGTGCAGGTCCGTCTCAGCCTCTTTCTTGGTCCTGTAGCCCGAGTACCACTTCTGCTTGCGCTTGCCGGTCTCATCGTTCCCCATCTCGACCACGATGCTGTACTTCTTCCCCCTCTTTACGACATGGCCGCTCATTTGTCATCACCTCCTTCCCCGGCGTCCCTATATCGTCTCCATCGCTCCGCGATGTGAGTTCCGTACTCGAACAGGTGCGCACCTGCCAACACGATCACGGCGGCACCGAGGATCACTGCGAAGCGGGCGTAGGAATCGGTGGTGATCTTGTAAGACCCCAAGCCGACGCCCACGCCCACGAGCATAAGTGCGGCACCTGCTATCGCCGCGAGAACCTTCATTTCTGCCTCCCGTCACGTATCTTGGGTGTTGACAACTGAACACGAATGGTCTAAACTGCGTATCGAGAGTGTTGTTAGGCTGATTCTGCTGTGGGTGAACTGACACTTGTGTTTAGAAGTCTACAACAGACACTCATTTTTTGTCAAGCCGGTAAGCCGTGAGAGCTGGCGGATGCTGCCACCTCTACAAGTGGGGTGTTCCTACGAGTCCACAACTCATGCAGCCTCCAAGCGGGTTTCCCTCCTTTCCCGTATCCACGGCCATTCGCAGGGGGAGCAGGCCCCTAGCCTGCTTCCCCTCTTTCTTGTCCAGATTACTACAGGAGTGAAGTGAGATGCCTGCGGCTTGTTTGCAATCCCCACGAACCAAGCGGAAGTGTGCCATCTGCGGCACGACACTGACCTGGAATCCCAACGATATCTGCTGCTGCTGCGAAGACAAGCTGGTGCGGGCGAAGGGGACGCCCGCTAACCATCGGGTCAAGATCGACCCCGGCCAGTATCCCAACCTGATTCGACTGCGCGAGGAGGGGTGGACCCACAACCGCATCGCTCGGCTCTACGGAGTGAACCGCAACTACCTGATCGAGCTGATCGGTCGCATCCGAAGGGGAGAAGCATGAACCGTCCCAAACCCCGCATCCTTGCCCGTGGCGTAGACAAGATGACCCGTCAGGAATGGCTGGAGATACGGCGCAAGGGCATCGGCGGCTCGGACGCCGCCGCCATCTGTGGCGTGAATCCCTGGCGCGGACCCCTCGGTGTGTACCTCTCCAAGATCGGTGCCGCCCCTGAAGGCGACATGAACGAGGCGATGGAGTGGGGCATCGAGCTTGAGGATGTCATCGCCCGCAAGTTCAGCCAGCGCACCGGCTTCGCCGTCAAGCGCTGCAACATGGTCCTTCAGCATCCCGAGCATGACTGGATGCTCGCCAACATCGACCGCTACGTGCGCGACAACGACGAACCGGCCTGGGGTGTCCTGGAGGTCAAGAACGTCGGAGAGTACCGGGCCGAAGACTGGGCCGATGGTGCCGTGCCTGACTACTACAACATCCAGGTGCAGCACTACATGGAGGTCTTGGGGGCCGACTACGCCTGGCTCTGTCCGCTCATCGGAGGCCGCAAGCTCCAGCCGGTCAAGGTGATGAGAAGCGACAGCATGATCCGCTCGCTCGTCAAGATCGAGCGCGACTTCTGGCAGCTCGTGGAGACGCGGACGCCGCCGCCTATAGATGACTCTCCCGACGCCAGCAAAGTCCTCAAAGCTCTCTACCCCAAGTCACAGGCCACCAGTGTCCTCATAGATGAGGGTCTGTACCTGCGACTGAAGGCTGCGAAAGGGAAGGTCAAAGACGCCGAACAGGAGGTGCGCGGACTGGAGAACGAGATTAAGTCACTCATGGGGGAGGCGGAGGCCGCGATGGTCCCCGGCAACCCGAAACCAGTCATCACATGGAGAGGCTCGACCGCCCACGTCCTTGACGTGGAGGCCATCAAAGCGGCCGAGCCGGAGCTGTGCATGAAGTACATGAAGGAAACCAGCATGAGGAGGTTCCTGCCCAAATGAAGAGTGATCCCATTAGGGAAGCCCTGAAGACCGGAGCGGACCCGCACATGATCTGCGCCACCTGTCCGTGGGACCGGACGTGCATCAAGCCTCCGGCTATGACGACCGGCGACGTTGAGGAGGCGCTCAACCCGGACACAATCAGGGGTGAAACCGGGGAGGGGGAGGGTTTTCTGTTCGCGGCTATGGTCAAGGCCATGACTTTCGTGGGCCGGGACACCGCCGCCCCAGTATGCCCTGTCCTTGTTGACCGGCTCCGCAGCTCGGACGGCAAGCGTATCGCTGACGCCCTGCGCGAGCTGATGACCTCGTGGGTGGACTAGCCGATGAAAGACGACCTTCCCACTATGTCTACG